AGATCATAACCTAGTGTTGGAGTTACACCAATTCCTATTTGTGTTGTAGATACAAAAAACGGAGAGTTATTACCAAATCCGTCTGTTAATCTTTTTGCTGATGTAGTTATGTTACCATTATCATTAAACTTAACAAGAGATTGATAAGTATCTTTTATTTTATTATTAGAAAGAGATGCCATTATTCAAAACAAGTTGGTTGTGAATTAAACATCTTTTCCCAATTTATTATGTGTGTCATTATCTTTCTTTTTTAAATACGTTAATAATTTTGTTACGTTAACCTGTTTAGGTTTGTAGTTCTTCTTTATATCACCCATCCGTGAAACCCTGTATCTTTATCTGGATATATATCTTGGTTTGAATTACTATAATACTCATCAAATTTAGAAGGTGCATTAAAGCTCATATAATCTATAAATCTTTGAGCATAGTATTCAGCAAAATCTCTCTCCTTTTGTATTAAAAAATCTATTTCTTCTTTTGTCGCTATTTGACTATTTTCTGAATTATGTTTATACACACCTCCATTAGATATAGAATAAGCTGCAAAAGGCAAATATTCTACCATAGCAAAGTGTATTAACATAGGTTGTATATAATCGTTAACTAAAGATAAGTAATCTCCAGATAATGTGCCAGCTAAAATATCAGCACTTATTTTTTCATACAAATCTGTACCTAAGTAATTTTGTATGTGTATTTCTTGTGCTAGATCAATAAATTGTATAAACTTATCTGTATCTACATTTGAATTTAACGCAGTGTTTTTTACTAAATCTGATCGTTTTATAAAGAGTGCTTTTGCCATTATTCTTCTGTATTAATTTGTTCTTCTTCTATAATTTCACTATCTCCTTTTTTTATACCAGTTTCTTTTTCTATCTCAGCATCATTTATAGCATTTGTTAAGTCAGTAAATTCTAAAGGTTGTAGTGTTTTAAAGTATATGTCTAATTCAATTCCGTTGTACATTAATACTTTTTCTAATTCATCTAATATAGTAACTTGCATAGGTCGTATAACTGTATTGTCCATAAGTAAAGAAGCTGTTTGTAGTTCTTCGGCATTATTTCCTAATCCAGTATTATCTTTTATACCTACAAGCATAGGAGATACAATTCTGTGAGACACCATAACTTTTCTCATTGATTCATCACTAAGAAATTTATATTGTTCGTGTGCGTCACTTAGTATAACTGGCTCAATACTTGCAGAAAGCTCTTTGCTATCGTTAAACGCTAATATAAATCTACCAGCATTAGAAGAGCCACTAAATTTTTCTTGTATGTTTTGCTCAATCAAAGATCGTTGCTCTTCTGTAGGAACACCGTTATTAAAGTTTATAAGCATACTTGGAGCCAAGCCATTTTGTATATTATTTATATGATAGTTCGCTATTTCTTCTTCTAGTTCTGCATATTGTAATCCTCCTTGATAATCTACAGGAGAGTAATAGTAAAAACCAGCTCTATAAGGTTTAATATATAATATTTCTAATCCTGAGCTACTTGTGCCAAATGCAGGTATTCTTTTTGGTTGTGTCTTATAAGTTACTTCTGACCAATCTTTAGCGTAGTAATAACCCTTGATTTCACCCTTGTTATTTGCCTTCTCTGCCCTTAACGTCTCTACAGGCATATGTTCTACTTGCACAATCTTTTTCCTGTCCTTAGAATAGATTATTTGAATTGCAGCTTGTCCCATCATCTTGTAGTCATAACATACTTTTTTCATACAAGATTTAGTAAAGAGCTCTTTCATTTCTTTATAATCTTTTCCTTTAGCATCTTCTTCTACAGCTTCTAACCCTTTTCCATATATCATTTCAGCAATACCATTAATAGCAGCGTTATTTGTAGCACTACCATTGTATCTGTCAATTAAATAATCAAAGTAATTGTTGTCTTCTCCATACTCTACCCAATCTCTATTGTATTGTTCTACAATTTCTGGTCGTGTATAAGATGACATATTGACTATATGTATCTTTCCTTTTTCTGCTTTTGGCAATGGGTTGTTGTATCTTCTTCTTGCCATTTTATTTACTTTTTTCATATTATTACAAAATCGTTATCGTATGTGTTTTCTGTAGTGTATTCTCCAGAGTGTACATCAAAGGTATTAAAATTAGTTTGATCTGTGCAAAAAATAGAACCTCTATATATAATTACAGAGCCATTCTTTATAGCAAATGAATAAAATCTTCCTTCAATCAAAGCAAAACTACCTGTAACAGTCATATAACCATTGGAATTAACCACAGTAACTGAAACTGCGCTTGTTGTTCTTTTAGATTTATCTGTTAGTTCAAACGTTACTGAGCTTGGTGTACTTCTAGGAATTACTTTAAAACTCTGAGCATTTGTTGATGTTGTTAATATTACCATATTATAAATAACAACAATACTTAAATTTGTTTTCATAAAAAAAGGGACACCGAAGCATCCCTTTTGTTAACCTAATTAAATTTAATTCTTATGAATTATTACCAGGTGTAATAGTAGAAATACCAACACCAGTTAATGTAGTGTCTATAGTTTCAGTAGCAGAAGTTTTATGTAAGAAGTTAGCTGGTACTTTTTCCATACCAGTTAATGTAAGTGTGTAACCACTTAAATCCCCCATAGCAGCTCCAGTTACTATTGTTCCACCAGAAACATCAGCACCATTTTCTAATCCCATAACAAATAAGTTTTTGTTATAATCTTCAACAATTACATGAGGACGACCATAAGCCATAAGCTTAAGCTCTTTATTGTCTTCTTTAGTTAATTTATGTAGTGTTAAATTTAATGTTTGTTCAAAGAATGTTGTTCCGTTTTCTCTTGATGAAGTAATGTTTTGCTCAAATGATGAGTTGCCTTTAATTTCGTACTTTAGCACTGTTATAGTACTACCTAAAGAATTTACTATATCAGTATCCGTTTCATACGCAACAGTACCAAAATCTCCAAAATCAGCAAAATAAACATTTTTAATACCACCAACAACATCTTTACAAGGTTCTTTTCTACCTAATGATAAATCGCAAGCCATAGTTTATTATTTTTTATTAAAAAAAGGGTAAGCAGGTACTTACCTACCTACCCTAATTTTTGGTTAATTTAATTTATTAAGAATAAAGAACAATTTCTGATCCTATTCCGTACTGTACTCCAGAAGTAAATCTCATAACAACTCTTACGTTTTGAGAACCATCTAAGTCAGCCATATCAATAACTTTTACTTCGTTGTGATCTGATAATAATCCAGTTCCAAAGTATAGGTTTGATTTTTGAGCAGCAACAGCTCTGTTGTCAGCTAAACCGTTAGCAACAAATAATTTTACACCATCAAAAGATAATGCTCCATTTTGCCACCACATAGTTCCTTGTCCTCCAACTCCGTTAGCTCCTATGTCAGATACATTTTCTGTTCCAGCAGCATTTTGTAGTATTCCAAATCCTCCTAGTGCTCTAATGTAAGCTCTAGCAATGTTTTGTGATACATAGATGTATAAATCTTCTTTACCGTAAAGTTGAGAAGGAATAGCATCAACAATAGCTCCTAATTGAGCAATAACGTTAGCAGATGTTACAGTAGCAGCAGCAACGTCAATAACGTCAGCATCAGCAGCCATTAAAGTTGTAAATCCGTCAAATTCACCAGCGTTAGCATTAACGCCTTTCCAGATGTTGTTTTCTGTTTTTTCAGCAACTAATCCTGCAACATGACCAATTAAGAAGTCACTGAATTTAGGAGGTAAGTTGTCAAAAGCAGAGTAACCCATAGATACAGCTTCCCAGTCAGATCTGAAATCTTTCTTACAAAGCTCTAGGTTTACTTGGAATTCTTCTGGTTGAAGAACTCTCTCAGTTAATGTAATAGTTGCAGTGTCAGTAAAATCACAAGTTGCATCTTTGATTACGTTAGAATCAGTAGCAAGTTTTTTGATTACTTCTTTGAACTTTACGTTTGGTTTGATTTCAATACCACCTCTATCTAGTGTAACACCTGATAACAAAGCAGCAGAAATATACTTACCTGCAAATTCTCCAGCATAAGTAGTTGTAATTGATGTAGTAGTAGCCATTTTTTAATTAATTTTTAGTTTTAGTTTATTTTAAATTAGCAATTCTGTTCATTACCCTATCTCTAGTGTTCATTATTCTGTTTTGAGCAAAAGATTTGAGGTTTTGTTTTACTTCCCCTTCAGGGTTGTGTGAGATTGGTTCAGAAGCAGGTTCAGCAGACAACTTTTCTATTTCTTTTTGCATAGATAGTTTTTCTTCACCGTAACCTAATTTCATTTCTTCAATCATTCCTTTTAATTCAGAGATTTTCGATTCAAATTCGTCTCTTCCAACGTATTTAGTTTCATCCATCTCAATTTCTTCAGAAACTTCCTCAACAGTAGGAAGCTCTTCTTGTAATTCTTCAGAAACAACTTCTTCAGTAGATAAATCCTCTTTTACATCTTCTTGACAAGCAAGTTCAGTAAGTTCTTGTGATTTTAATTCTTCTTCTTTAATTTGTTCCGATAGATTTACTTCTTCTTTAACTTCAACTTCTTTTACTTCATCTTTTTTAACTAATGATAGTTTTTCCATGATGTCGTTCAAAATTGATGTAGCTTTAGTGTTTTCCATAAATTTCGATTTATAAATTAATTTATTATTAACTAACTCGGTATTAAAATGCTGTTAGATTTTTATACTTTTCCAACACCTTGTGCTCTTAATGTGCCATCACAACACTTTCTTGAATAAGTACCATTTTTACACAAACATCCTCTTCTTTTACTTTTAGGAGAGCTATTACTTACAGTTTCGTTGTTTTTTGCCATTAAATTATTGTTTAGGTACGCAATTAGGTACTTTTCTACCGTCTTTATCTTTCATTCCAACTTGTTCATATCCTGCTTGACATGGATCGTCATCGTTTAAATCTAATTCACCAAGTTCTCTTAGTTTACCTCTTGACCAAGCTAAACCTGCTTTACCACCCCATAATAAATATGATATAGTTCCACAAGCTTTACTATCTCCAGCATCATAATAAGTTTCTGCTCTTGATAAGTAAGAATACATCCTCTTAATCGTTGATACAGATAATTTTTCTCCTCTAGCTAATTGTTGAGCTCTTACTTTACCTACGCTAGTTGCACATTTATTATTTACTTTTTTATTTAGTTCAATACCTCTTTTAGCGTTGTTTCTAACACCACTTCCGTAATCACTATAAGTTTTAAACTCATACTTATTGTCTAGTATTGAATTAGCAATCTCTAACAATATTTCTGTAGCTTCTTCTTCATTATGTATTTCTTCTAATTTACTCATAGCAATTTTATCAGTAAAATACCCTTCTATAGAAAATCCTTTTACTAAACCTGTTTTAACATAGTTATCCCAAACCTCATCATTATTTACTTTCATAGAAACCATCCATGTTCCTATTGGCAAATCCATACCGTACTTTCTTGACTTATCATGCACTTCATCTTCTATGATCCACGATTCAACTACAGACAACCCATACAATTCAGCTTGATGTTCTAATGTAGATTTGTTTTGATTACCTCTCATTAAGAATAATTGAGACGCTTGTCTTACTGTATCTTCACTAAAGAATATATAATACTCATCCTCACCATTTCTTCTGTATATATTTTTATTAGGCACAAGTGCAGCTCCCATTAATATCTTTTTTTCTTTATCAACTTCAGCAAGTTTTACTTCATGTTGTTTAGATAATGCAATAAAGTTTTCTTCTATTGCTGGTTCATCTACAATAGATATAGCTTCTATTCCAGATAACTCTTGTTCTTCGTCTATAATTAACTCTACTATTTTCATATTGAATTTATTTTAATAATTAACCTATTGTTGCTCCTGTTGTTATACTTCTATCTAATTCTTGAGCTGTACTAATATCTCCGCTTACTACATAAGCTCTTAATGGTTGACCAAATTGTGCACCAATAACTTGACCTAATTGATTTACACCGCCTTGTCCAACTACATTAAAATCTGGTGCTTGCACTTGTACATTACCTTGACCTCCTGTAACTGCTGACGTTTCTTTCATTGCAGGTGATTTAACTGATAGTATAGCTTTTACGTTTGCTAAACCAGATAAAACTGCTGTTGCTGCTGCTATTTTTGCTCTAATAGGAGAATCAGGGGTTAGTTGCATTTGACTTTCGTATGCTTTTTGTGCTGCTGAATAAGTTGATACTAAAGTTCCTGCAACAGCTAAAGCTTTCCCAACACCAGTAGCTTTACCTGCAATATTAGACGCAGACATCAATCCTTTTCCTATATTGTCTAACGCTTCTAATTTAGATTTGGTTTCTAACTCGTCAATTTTTTCTGATGTTTTTTGGTTATCTTCTTTATTTTTTAATCTAACAGCAGCATAATAATTTTCTATATCTGTTACAGCTTTTTCTTTATCTTCTGTAGATAATTTTAATTTATCTAATGCTAATATTGCTAGCTCTTCTTCTTTAGCAACTCTAGCTAATTGTTTTTCTTCAAACAGTGCTAGCTCGTCTTGAGTTTCTGGATCATCAAGTGTGTCTTCTTCTACTTTTAAAGTTTTTAACTGATATTTGTTTCTTATCTCTTGTAATTTTAGTTCTTTTTTCTCTTCAGCTTCTTCTTCAAGTTTGTCATAATAAGTATTAATTTCTAATCTTGCTTGTCTTTTTGCTACCTCTCCCCCTTGAATTGCATCTACTCTGGCTAAAGCTTGTGTTCTTAATAAATCAATTTTGTCTTCTTCTGTCTCTTTGTCTTTAACGTCTTGTTGTAGGTTTTTCTCAAAGAATTGTTTTCTTATTCTCCCTAAATCTTTAATGGCTTGTATTTCTCTATCAAAATTATCAACTATTAGTTTTGAATATTTCTTTTGATCTTCGCTACCTTTTGTTCTTCCTATTTCAACTTTTACATATTCGCTTAATAAATCTATTTCTTCTTTTTTGTTTTTGATAAATTCATCATGTTCTTCTTTGTTATCTGCTAATCTTTGCAAAGTTGAATATCTTCTTCTTTCTTCATCTGTTGTAAATTCATCAAAAGCAATTTTATCTGCTTCAGCTCTCATTTGATCTTGTGTCATGCTTTCAGCTCCTACACTTATTAATTCTCTTTCTCTTTCAATCTGTTTATTAATAATTTCTGTTTGAACTTCTTGTATTTTGTCAGTAGCCGCCCTAGATTTTGCAAGCTCAAGTATTGCTTTTCTTTGCAAATTTATTTGTTCATTAGCATCTTTTGTGTTGTTTTTTATGTTTTCCATAGAAACGCCAGATTCATCTAAATTCTTTATAAATTCTGGATATTCTTTATTTAATGCTTGTATTGCTTTATTTTTGTTTTCTTCTGATTGTGTTGAGCTTTGTAATATATTTATGTATGTTTCAAAATTACCAGATAAACTAGATACAGTTTTACCAACATCTTTAAACGTTTGACTTAACAAATATCCTTCAGTGCTCATGTCTGTGAACATCTTAAGTAATTTTGGACCAAAAGATATTAATAATTGTATAGCTATTAACACTCCTCCCATGCCCATAATTGACCTTCCCAACTCTTTAAAAGACGCAACTACACCTCCATTTGTTTCTACAAAACTACCAAACAGGGTAACTATTTGCCCTAAGTTATTCGCCATTGCAGTAAAACCATAAGATGCATCAGATGCTAAACGACCAGTTTCTAATAATATTGCATTGTTTAATCCAGATTGTGCTCTACCTTGTTTTTGAGCGGCAACAACATTCATCTCTGCTGCTGCCTGTGCTTTTAATTCATTAATTAAATTCTTTTTGTGTATGGCAGATTTTTCATCATTTATAATTTGTTGTCTTTGTTCTTTATTTAATACGGTAACCTTACTAGATAATTTTTGAACTTCATCACCAGTTTTTTTGATTTGCTTACTAGCTTGATCGTTTAGTATAACCTGTATAAGTACCTTTTTAGTTGCCATGTCTAAGTCGCTTTAATTGTTCTTTCATTTGTTTAAAATCTTTTACTCCAGAGTATTTGCCTTTAGCAATCTCTATGTTTTCGCTTACACCGTACCAGTGATCTGCATTTAATAAGTCAAGTATATTCTTTATCATAATATTTTATTTTTATCCTCCACCGCTACAAGTTAATGGATAGCCACCTCCTGTGTCATATTCTGAATACCACCAACCTTGCACTCTAAGCGAAGGTGCTGTTGGCGTCATACCATCTGCATACCATGTATCGTAATTACTTGAATTTCCATATTTACCATTAGGTGCAAACACAGTTAATGATTTATTTGAATATATTTTACCAGTAGTTTCTGATCCAAAAGTTATTGATGGAACATCAGAATATACGGTTACTAAAGTTCCAGTACTACAAAGATTAGTTCCAAAACCATAATATAATTGTATCTCATAATAAGTTGGAGGCAATACATTTAATAATTCAAGTTGACTTTTTTCTGTCATGAAATTAGTTCGTATTTGATTTATAGTGTATTGTTCGTCATTAATAATTAATTTATCGTTTAGCTCATGATTAATTAACACTTCTTGTGACAAGTGTGCATCAATCTTTAATATTCTTTTTCTCTTGTCAAATAAATCTTGTATATAATTGCTATAGAAGTTTCTAAACAAAGAGTTAGTATTACCATTATAATCTGTTAATGTCCATTCGTCAACTTCATTATCAAAGTTTAATGTATATTCTGGATATATATTTACATTTCCGCTATAAGCATTATTGTAATTATATAATATTTGACTTTCTCCAGAAGTATTAGTATTGCTAGGTCGCCAGTATCTAGTTATGTTATTAGGAGGGTTATTAGGTATATTGTCAACATCAATCCAATTTATATATTGTGTTGTGCCTACCATTGTTTCTCTAATTCCATAAAACAATAACGGATTGGTTAAAACAGGATCGTAATCTCCTAATGCTGGATAAGTGTCTATTTGACTATCAAACTTACCGTCTGCTGCATAACCCCATAGTATTTCTGTTATATCGCCATTGTTATCATCAAATAACCTTTCGTATTTCATGTGTTCAAAAGGCAATTCTATTTTATGTGTCTTACCAGAATCTACATTAGATAAAGTAAAGCTTTCGTCTCCAAACACATCATTAAAATCTTCTTGATGTTGTTTGGCTATTAGCGTTTTAGGTTCTTTATATTTAAAATCTAGTGTTTTGTATGTAATAGGAGCTTCTATAACACTTTGCGTTACATCTACATATTTACTTATATTATAACTTCCTCCAGATATATTTTGAGACGCATCTTGATAGAAGTCGTCTAATGTTTGTACTTTAATTTTCCCAAACGTAGAGCTTGCATAATTGTCATCATAATATGCTGTAAGATTAAACATTTTAAATATGCCAGTTAAAAAATCTATACATTTTATTTTTGGCATATGATCTTTTACTATAATTTGATCTAATGTGTTTATTTCAGCAGGATTAGTTGCATATATAGCTGACAAACTTGTTGTTGCAGGTTGTGATGGACCATTGTTGAATTCTTTATAATCTAAAGTAAGTGTAGGTGTGAAAAATAACGTTGATTCTGCGGTTACTGTCCAACTTATATTAAAGTCAGTTGGATCAATATCTTCTTCTATTTCAACGCCCCATCTTAATGTTTGATCGTCTTTTACATCTTTAAACTCTGCAACAACAACTCCAGAAATAGAATCGTAAGCTTTAACAGTATATTTTACGTCTGTATATCCAGTTTTAACATTTATTGCTAAAGTAAAATCATATTGTTCTCTGCCTTCGCCAGCAACATCAAATACCCAGTTAGTATCTTCTTCTATATCAAAAGTTGTAGAACCTGATGACCTTACTAAATCTCCTATTATTTTAGATTGCACTCCTTCTGTAGATAATCCACCTTTATTTCTATGTAGCCATAAATATAAATTACTAAACGCATTTGATGTTAAAAAGTCGCCAACAAAATCTATATTATATTTTTGTTCTATTGCTATTATAATTTGACTACAAAGTATTGCTGGCTTTATATCAACATAAGACAATCCTCTTTGAGATTGTGTATTGTCATAGTATAAATTACCACTGTATTGTATTTTTTTATATATTTTATAATTGTCATTATATTCAAATATATCTTGACTTAAAGCTAATTTTGTATCACTTTCAATCATAGTGACTGTAGCTGCTAAATCTTTTGTAGTGTTTACTATATAATCTCCTTTTTCAACAACAGGAGCAGTATTAAATTTTTGAGCTGTAGGAGCTCCGCCAGAAATTATAAGTTTACTAGAATCTACACTTCCGTTTACAGTGTATGATCTTATAGGTGTAACAGAATCATAATATAACCTTTTAGTGTGTGTAATTAAGGGATATATAATTGAATGAGTTACTGAGTTTTCGCTTAATCCTGTTTGAAATCCTAAATATACATTACCAGCATTATAAGCATGATTATAATTATCTAAATAATCTAATTGCTGTAATTCATCATCTGTCATTAAATCTTTTAAGTTTACAGTATTGCCATAAAAAATTATACTATATGAAAACGGTACACCATTTTTAAGAACCACCTTTTTTAATTGTATTTTACCTCTTTTGATTGGTGAAAAATCTATTTCTAATATTGCATCTTTTTTTATTCTATAATCAAATCCATTTTGTACATCGCTATTATACCAATGTTGTAATATTTTATTGTTTTCTTTAGATGCAGGTATATTAAACGATTGTGTAAAATCCGTAAATATCTTTTCTGGTTCTTTTACATCTTGTATTTTAGACGTAATGCTTATAGTTTCATCATTAAACATTTCTGCTTGTTGATAAATGTTGTTATTGTCTTTTATGTATAATACAACTTGCCTCACTATATAATATTATTTATTTTATCAAATGCATAGCTAAACGATATTGTATAGCTTATTAATTTGTCATTAACTGATTTTTTAAACTGTAATGTATTTGATTTTAGATTTATAGGCAATGTGCTACTACCGTCATAAATCCATACTTGTTCTGATAATAACAACTGTCTAACTACCTCATTAAATGATTCATCATAAAAACCAGAGTTTATTACGATTGATTCTTTTCCGTTAGCAACAAATTTCTTTTCTTGATGTTTAGTTAGTGCATAACTAGGAGAGCCACCATTATTATCAAAATCAATCATGTTGTTTTTAAATGTCTCAGATGTAATATTAATATCTGTCATTGACTTTTTAAAGAACCACATATTCTGTAAAGCACCATATTTATTATAAAATATAACACTAAGGGGAACAAATTTAGGTTCACATACTTTTTCTAGCTTTACAACTGTATTTGTAGAATAAGAGGCGTTATTACTTGACAATGTTACTGTAGCGTTAGACGCTAAATCTTCTGTGCCTGTTATAAGTAGATATTGTATTTTTTGATCTGTATTTCCAGTGTCAATTATCGTGTAAGTACCAGTAGAACCAGCGTTCCAACTTTGATCGTAAGTTTCCCAAAAGTTATTTGCACTGTCCCAAAACACATCTGGAATACTGGTAGAGGGAGATAGTGTAGCTGTAATAGTTGCTGCCTCTGCGTAAATTGGTATTTTTATATCTTGACCATCACTATAATAAATTGTAGTGTTATCTTGCAATAACATTGGAGTTGTGTATTCTGTACTTCTAGGATTTATGCCGTTTTCAAAATAGCCATAACCATCAATAGCTAAATAAGGTTCAACTGTACTTGATATACTTGTTCCAGATGAGTTGTATATAACTATAGCCGCTTGTATCCATAAAGTATCTGTAGCATAATCGTTATATTCAGTTTCCATGTAATCTCTTATAAGTTTGCTTAATTCAAACGTTACATAAGTATTACTTCCTATTGCCTCTTTTTTTAATGTATATTTTTTATTTGCTGTAACTAATGAACTAGAATATGTGCCAGTAAAAATATATAAATCTAGTTTAGCAGAAGCTAAAGAAGCATTAGTTACTTTTTTATAAAATGGTGATCTAGTGTTTATTATTGTTGACATTATCCTATAATTTTCGTTTCTATTGTATAAGTATCTTTTCCTTTCTTTTTATAACCTGCTTTTAATAATATATTATCTATATCAACTTCTATGTCTTTAACCACAGGTTTATATACATCATTTAATTGTTTAAATTGATTATTAACTAAATCTGTTATAAATCCAGTTCTTTGTATTCCTTTTATGCTTAATGATTTTTGTATTGCAAATGCAATACGTTTAACTTTCTTTAGATCGTTTAGATTAACTATTTTTTTCTTAGAATCTACAAGTGTTTTGTTTTTTAATATTAACCAGTTAATTAGTTTTTGTACAGGCGGTGTTGATCTTTTTGTTCCTTCATCTACAGCTTCGCCATATTCGTTTCCTATTATATTATAGCTATAAACAACATCTGTAGTTTTTGCTCCTCTTAGTTTTAAACTGTCTTTTAAACTTCCACTAGCATTTATAGGTCCAGTAATGTTTCCACTTTTGTAGCTCCTAGTTCTATCAGCTTTTTCTATTTCTATCTTTGCTAGTTCTAATAAATTCTTAGAATATTCTGCTAAATATTTTTTTGTATTGTCTAGTTTTAAACTCATTAGCAAGGAGATTGACCATTAGCATTAATATCTGATATTTGATTGTTTGGCACTGTGATTGATATGTCAAGTGTCCAGCCAGCTAAAAGATTTTCAAACCTATCCTCAAACATATTAGCAGTATAATCTGTATCTATTTGATACAAGTCAGAAAATAACTCTCCTCTTCTAAGTGCAGATTGTAATCCGTTAACTACAGCAAACTGAGTGTTTAATACGTCTTGTTTGTTGTTTATGTCATGAAAGTAATTGTTTAAATCTTTCTTATCTTCTTTAGTTTCGTTTACAATATCCATACATAGTATTTGTAAATTAAATACTACAACATGATCTTGAAACGTACAGCTATTTACAATTATGTGTGATAATGGAAATATAGTTTGTTTAGCTAGATCAACTTCAAATATATCTCCAAAGGTTACAGAATTTACATTTGTATTGCCTTGTAAATATGTTTTTAGTTTATCTAGTATGTCATAAAAACTTGTCATCTTTTATATGCTTTTTTTAATTCTTTTTGTTCTATATCTATTTTATCTTTTTCAAATGCTAAATAATTTAAACATTGATAGAGTGGAAGCTCGGTAACAGTGTTGAAGTTTCTGACATCTCCTTTAGCGAGTGCATAAATTGATTGATACCACCCCCATTTTTTTGCAAATGCTTGTCTAGCATCTGCATATCCTCTTTCTTCAGGTTCTGTTCCAAATATTTCGGTATAGCTCCCAGTAAGTCGTTGCCTAAATTGTAAAAAAAAAGCATAGAACTTATCGCTGCATCTAATGGCATTTCTTTCATTAACTCTTGTATTTCTTCATTTACATCGTAAGGTGCTATCCCATATTTATCTTTTGCCTTAAAATTGACTGGACGATACAATACAGCCATAGCTTTGTGCATTTTTTGCCAATCAGAAATATTAGCTTCAATGTCCACATACTCACCAAGAGTTATATCGTCAAGTTTTGGTATAAACCCCATATCTACATCAAGTAGTTTAAATCTTTGTACGAGTTTTGGTTTTTCGCTAAACGCTTTATTTAATATTTCTAATATTTTACTGTATTCGTTTAATGGTATCTTACTTACATCAACAAGAGATAAATTGCAGAATATTTCAATAAGTTTCATATTTAAGAAATCTGTTAACTTTTCTTTATCTTCGGCATCATCCATTTTGTTTTGCTCTATGATCTTCATATACTTTTGGTATTGCCAAAGTTTAATGTCAGACAGAGTTGTTGGTACTTCTAATTCGATTTGTTTTATTGCCATATTATAAATAATAATTTAATTGTTTTTTGTACTCTACTTTATTCCAACTGAATATATGTCAGTTATATATGTAATATATATGTATTATGTATATACTATGTAATACACTATGTATATATAATACACTATGTATATAATACACTATGCAATATAATACATTATG